CGGGCTGGGCGTGGGGGCAGCGCCGGAAACGAGGAAGTAGAGCGCGCCGTCAGGCAGGGCCTGCGCTTCGGCCTCCGTGGAGCACACGGTGATGCCGACACGCTTCAGGGCTTCGGTGAGCTCGGCCTTGGTCGCCAGGCCCGTGAGATCACTCGTGTGAGCCACGCCCGCCACGTCGGCCTTGGTGGCCAGGCCCGCAAGTTCAGCCTTGGTCGCCAGGCCCGTGAGATCGCTCGTGCGGGCGACGCCCGCCACGTCACTCTTGGTGGCGTATCCGGCGAGGTCGGCGCGGCTCGGAAGGTCAGCGACCTGCTGGCGTGTTGCGTAGCCTGCGAGGTCGGCGCGTGTGGCAAGTGGAGCCAGGTCTGTGCGCTTGGCGTATTCGCCAAGGTCGACCTTTCCACCGGCGGAGGCTCGGGCGAGTTCTTCCTTGGTAGCGAGCGGTTCGATGGCCTTCGCGATCGCTTTGTCTGTGCCTTGCTTCGTGTAGAGCTTGGGCTTTGCCATGGTTAGCCTCCGATTGTGATTGTGTCCCCGTCGTCAGAGACGACGCCGCTGATGGTTGCTGTGTCTCCGTCGCTATCGACGTGCACGTCTGGCGTGCCTGTCTGGGGTGCCGGTGTGGGCGTCGCCTCGCCGGAGAACACGCTGGCGAGCGTGTAGGCCATGCCAGGCTTCAGCGTGACTGTCGCTTCACGGAGTGTCCGACCGGGGACGCTGAGGCGCAGGTGGACCTGCGACGGTGCCGTGAGATCGAGGGGCAGCATGATCTGTCCGCGCGGGTTAGCTGCCCGAGAGACGGGGCCGACTGCCATCAGGGACGTGGCCTCCCCCGTCTGCGTCTTCAAGGTCGCCGTGATGTAGGCGAGGGGTTCGGGCGAGCCGTCGAGTCGCGTGACGTTTCCACTCACGATCGTTCCTCCCATTTATCTACCTTCTCCTGTAGTCTGTCGAGGCGCTCATGCAGTCTCGCGTGAGCGTCGTGAGCATGCTCATCAATGGTGCGCTGCGAAGACTCGCGCGCCGTCCGCTCGTCGTGGAGCTCGGCGGCCATCTTGGAACCGCGCTCGTCAATCCGTCCGACGCGCGCTTGCACGGAGCTGAGGCTCTCGCCGTGCGCGTTGAGGGTCGCCTCCATTCGGGCACCCTGATCGAGGAGGCCCGTCACCTGCTTGGACAGAGCACCGATCTGGTCCGACACGACCCAGACAGTCTCAATCGCTTTGTCGAGGTCGTCTCTGACATTCGTATCATGATTGTTCTTGATTTCCGCGTCCGCACTCTTCGCCGCATCACGGGCCTCGGACGCGGTCTCCGAGATGTGCGCGAGCCGCGCGTCGAACAGTCGGCCGACGTACCGCAGGCCCGCGACGACTGCCGCAGCGGCTGCGCCAATGATGGCGACAACCGCTGCAACAATCGCTGTGACGACCTTCGGGTCGGCGATAATGTCAATCACGTGCGCTGTCCGACGTGCCCGTCAGCTCATCGACCGTCTGCCCGCCCGGAGTAGCGGCGCCCACCCAATCAAGGACGCTCGCCCCATTAATGCGGACAGCCGACAGCATCGTGTAGACCGACCACGCGACACCGAGGAACACGGACATCTGCGTGACGAGCAGACGCCACGTCGCCGGGTACGAGCCGGAGACCCACACGGCCGCAGTCGTGACGAGAGCGACCGCGACGAGGAGCACCACACGGCGGCGGCGCGTCCACCACGGCTTGTCCAGCGCAGCCTGAACCATCGGCCACACAAGGCCGACAATGACCGTCGTGATGAAGGGGTCCGACTGAAGCCCCATCAACAGCTTATCCATCTCATTCCCCCTTCTCCGCGCCCGCGAGCGCCGCGTTGATTGCCGCGTTGGTGACGGCTCCGTAGTATTCGTCGACCTCGACGCCGACCGCGCTTTGCAGCTGGCCGACCACGCGGTCGTGCGCGGAGTCCGACTCATCGCCCCAGATGCCGTCCGGGTCGGCTCCGATGACCGACTGGACGTATTCGACGCCCAGGGGGAACTGGCGGCCGCCCCACGAGCTCGCCGCCACGACCGCGTACACGCGGCGTGTCGTGTCGGGACCGAGGACGTTGTCCACGTCCGCACCAACAGCACGCTGGATTCCCGTGATGTCCGTGTAGCCGCCAGATGCGCCAGTGGCCGCGTCGGAGTAATAGGGGCGGATGACCGCGCACACCGCATCCCAGTCGCGGGACCGGCGGTAGACTCCACCGCCGTTGGACTGGGAGCCCGCAGCGCCCGAGGAAGTGTTTCCCTCGATCGTCTGCACCCACGACCCGTAATTCACTTCGACCAGGCCGACGTGGTCGGCCACGCCGTCCCCGTCCCAGTCAAAGCAAATGAGGTCGCCCGGGGCTGCGTTCGACGGGTCGACGAGCTGACCAGCTGCCCGCGCCGCAGAAATTCCGTAGGGCACGTAGGCGAAATCCCCTCCGGGGATCACCGAGTTACCGTCGTCATCGGTGAGGCACCACGAGGCAAACATGGCGCAGAACGGAACGCCGCTCTCGCCGTAGTACGCGCCATGACGCTCGGCGTACCAGCGGCCATACACTGACCCCGGCAGGGGGTCATCCCACCGCGAGTAGCCGATCTGGCTCGCAGCCCAGGCGAGCGCCTTAGATGCTGTCATACTCATCGCTTGACCTCCTCGTAAGGGAATTCGATGGGCGTGACAACGTCGGCCGGAGTATCGGTCGCCGGAGGCATGGACTCCATCAGTTCTTCAATCGTCAGTTCCATATGTCTCTCCTCAATCGGGTAGACGAAACCCCCCGGACGGGATTGTCCGAGGGGCAAGTTCAGTTGTCGGCGGTCAGTAGCCGATCGCGGTCCACGCATAGGCATGTCGGCCGGGGGTCGTGACCCCGGGAAGCATCGCGCGGAACCCATTCTTGCTCATCGAGTCGAGGCAGAATTGCTGCGCGTTCTTGAATGTCCACTGGGCCGAGCCGGTTCCATACAGCGGTGTGAGCGTTACAGATACACAGTCATTAGGGAAAGGCGTCTGGAAGGTAATGGAGTCGAGATAGAGATTCCCGAACTGCACCTCCGTTCCAGAGGTCGCGACCTTGCCTGCCTTGATGAGGCCATTGCGCACACCAACGCTCAGGCCGGAGCCGACCGGCACGTCGCCGACCGCCGACAGCTCCATCTGCAAATTCGACTCACCAGCCCAGCGGCGCCCATCCCACACACGCACGGCGTTAAGGTCGGTCCTCCACACGTAAACAGGCTGGGCCGCCGATGCCACCAGGCCAGCAGCCGCGAGCGCGGACACGTACTGCGCCGCCGCCGTTTCGGAGGCACACGACTTGTAGGAGGGAATGGACAAGGACAAGGCCAGCAGGTCCTGTCGCTGTGCGGGGTCGGTGGGTGAAGGGACGCGGTGTCCCCGCTGGTCGAGGTAGCTCATGAGGTGTCCTATCGGGAGGTGTAGGTGATTCGGATCGAGAGGCTGTCTCCGGTGGCCTGGACGCCGCCGTATGTCTGTCCGACGAGGGCGAGGCCAGTCCCCGGGGTCAGGAGCTGGGCGGCTATGCGCGTGATGTCGACGGTCAGGGAGGTTGCCCCCACCTGGACGGGGGCGCTGATCGTCGCGCCCGTCGTGACTGGTCCGGTGTCCGAGTAGGTGGCGGGCGCAATCTGCGCTGACCATGCGACGGCCGTCGGGTGTGGTCTGAGCGTCAGCGTTGCTGCCGTGACAGTGATGCGTCCGAGCGCCTCGGCTTGGCGGCCGAATACGGCGAGGCCTGTGAGGCGGTGGCCGCCGGAGCTGCCCTGCCAGGCTCCGCCGCCGCCGTGCCGCGTCCATGCTGTTCCGTCCCATGTGCCCGCCCACTGCGGGATCAGCACAGCTTCACGCACGGTCCGTGTCGGTGCAGTCAGCTGTTCCCACTTGGGGAGGGGGTTTTCCGGTTTGGGTGCCGGCCCGAGCGCGTGTAGCGCCCGGCCGGTGTCTGGGTCGAGCAGCACGTGCGCGGTCTCGACACCTGTCCAGTTGACGGCCGTCGCTGAAATCTGGATCGGCGGCCCACCGTACAGACTCACGTTGAGGGCACGGCCACCCTCGATGAGGCTGACCACGCGCGCGATCGCCGTCGGTGACCTGTCGGAGCCATAACGGGGAGGCAGGTCGTCAGGCACCGTCGAAATTAGGTCCATCACGGGGCTGCTCATACGCTCACCTCCACATCGGTCTTCTGTGCGCCTCTGTAGGTGAGTGGGACCTCGTATGCCGAGACAGTTCCCCACATCGTCTTCGTGGTTGCAGCGTCCACGGGCCGCGTCACGATCTCGACGTGTGCGTCCAGTCGGATGCGCGGGTCCGGGGCGTGCTGTACGGGGACCTTGATTTTCTTCCGGACTGAGTCTGCAAGCATTGCCTCGGCTGTGCGCTTGGCCTGCTCGTAGCTCGTGATCAGCGGGGATGAGAAGAACCTTGGCACAGTGCCATATGGGCCATCGACGCGCATCGGTCCCGTCAGCTGATCGGCGATCGCCTGGAACGACGGGGCGCCCTCGTCAGAGCTTTGCTGCCCCCGAGCGACCACGCGGTTGTAGACCTTGTCTCGACTCACCGAGGCCGCCACCCCCACGACCGTGCCGTCCTCCCCATCCGAGAGGAGCAGCGCCGGCCGCGAGGTGGGCGGCGCAGTCGGCGGGGACAGATACATGATTCCGTCCCCGCCCTCGCGCACTGCCGCAGGCCAGGCTTTCGCGATCTCGTAAACCGCGTCAATGCGGCTCTCGCCCCAAGACATCGAGGGGCAGGGCCTGTCGCCGAGGGCCGGATCGATGATCACGCCGATACGCGCACCGACCAGGCGGCGAAGCTCCGACGCGAGAGTGCCCGCCGGGTCGGGCGCCATTGGCTCCGTCAGCCTGTCTTCCTCGAGGCGCTGCATCAGGCTCTTGCCCGTCACCCTGACCGTGGACGGTCCCGGCTCCACCGAGGTAATAAGGAACCGGCCTAGCTGAACCGTCCACCAGCCTGCATCGACGAGCGACCCGACCGTCATACTCACATGGAGCACCTGCCCGTAGCAGCCGAGCGGGTGCTCGGGGTCCACAGGGTCCCAGTCACGCCAGTCCTCCCCCTGCACAGCGCCCACACGGGGCACCGTCAGGGACAGGGTGCCCTGCACCTGCTGACCAGCGTCCCACGACACCGACCCATCTTCGACGGGCACCTCCCCCAGGTACTGCGACCCCAGCCACGACTCCACGGTGACAGACACCGAGTAGCCCGAGGTCAGCAGGTCCTCCGGAATCTGCTCGACGTCGGCCGGCATGCTCATGCGTCCTCCTGCCAGATAGTCCTGTCGAACTGATCCCACGGCCACCGACGGGCATCCATGCCACTCCACGTCAGCCGTCGCTTATCGAAGTCGTTCCACGTCGACAACGTCAGCGTTGTGTTCGGCTGCGGCAGATCGACGATCGTGCCCTTGAGCTGCCAGATGCGCTCGGCGACGTCGAGGCGCGGCGCACGCTCCATTGATACCGATGTCACCGACATGAGCGTCACTGGATCGACGTCGCACGTCCCACGCTTGCACTGCACGCAGTGGCGCGGGTTGTGGAAAAGCGCCACCGGCGTCTGAGACGCCAGAAGTGTCTTCATGGCCGCCGTGTCCTGCAGGTTCGTGCGAGCCGTGAGAGACACCGTGCCACGCCCCATCGTGGGTGCATAGACCACCAGGGGTGTCGCGCGGCCCGGTACCTCGTGCTCAGTCACCCGCGGTTTTAGTTCACGCTGGTCAGTGCCCTGCCACAGGACATTCACAGGCTTCGCGCCCGCCGTGTCAGTCATCAGCGACAGGCCACCCCATGAGCGGACCACCGGCTCCGATTCGACCGTGAGGCCCCTCGACGTCGTCAGCCTGTACCTGATCGGCGTGTTGATCGGTGCGAGCGGGTCCCCAATGATGCGCTGCAAGCCCTTGGAGGACCATACTCCCCCGCGAGGAATCCACGTGAAGCCCGTGTCCGTGACGCCCTCGACATAGCAGGCCGCCCCGGCGGGGACGCACGCCGGGGGAATCACGATCTGGACCCTGGGCGCCTGTCCACCCGTCACAATCGCGACAGGCAGCGACGACATATCGACGTCCGCCTCGACCTCCCGCGACGTCGAAACGCCGCGAGCGCCGGTCCACTGGTGCGTGAGCGCCCTCGAGGAATAGCCGATGCGGCTCGGCGGGGTGTCTCCGTCGAAGAACTCCCCCGCTGCTGCCTCGAGTGCCTCGCCCGGGGTGGGAGCCGTGACGATGAGGACGTCATCGAGGTACACCCAGCCCGGCAGAGTGCCGCGCTCGGCCGCCGAGGTCGTGCGGGCCTCGAACCGAAGCTGCACGGCCGTCGCCCCAGATGGGGCGGTGAACGCCCAGACAGGGCGAACCCCATCCGCGCTGGCGGCCAACAGCGCCGGAGTCTTCTCCGTGACGCTGCGGCCGCCCACGGTCCACTCCGGGGAGACAGCAGCCGCGAGGCCAGGACTCGTGCGCACAAGCGCCGAGATCGCGACGGTCTGCCCTCCGGCGACAGTGACTGCCGTTGGCGCGGCAGCCGGACCCTGCGTGCCGGGCGGGACGTCGATGGCCAGATACTGCGGAGACTGGCGAGCGTGCCCGCCCCACGAGTCAGTATCCGAGCCGATCCTCACCGTGGCCGGAGCGATCTTCGCCCATTCCCGCAGTAGATACGCGAACGACGGATTACGGCAAAGATTCTCACGAGCCACTACCTGCTCCTTCCAGCGAGTTGCTTACGACGAACCAGGACGCCGGTGCTAATCGACTCCACATGCGCGCGGAACGAATGGCCGTCGTCCAACACAAGGTTGACCTGCGCCCCGTCGAATGACGGCACCGGATTTGCTCCACTGGCCGCGAGCGCACTGACATCTGCCCACTGCCTCGCGGTGAGGATTGCTTCTCTCATGCCCGTCTGGTTGACGGCTGCGGTGACTCCCGTGGGCAGCCATCCGCCGCGGTCGTACTTGCGAGCTCCGCCGTAGCGGCCGACGGTCGGCGAGCCCCAGATGCCAGTGTGCCTGGCGTTGAGGCCGGGCTTTGGCTCCTCGATCATCTGGCCGCCACCGGCGTAGATCGCGATGTGGTGGGCAGGTGCTCCCCAGAACAGCAGGTCGCCGGGGGCGGCCTGCGTCCAGGGGACCGGGGTGGAGCCGGACTGGTATCCCGCTGCCGTGAGGCGCGGCCACCCCAGGCCAAGCTGCTGGGCTGCCCAGTAGACCAGGCCTGAACAGTCCAGGCCGGGCGGGATGGCTGAGCCTCCCCACACGTAGGGGACCTGCATCTGGACGGCCCGCATTGCGGCGCCCACGAGTCCGGCCGATGAGGATTCCTCGGCCTTCTTCTTGAAGAATGATCCGACTCCTGCGAGGAGAGACTCAACGCCGCCTGCGCCGAGCTCGCCAATGACTCCGGGGGCGATGCCCTTCATGAGTCCTCGGACGGGCTCGGTGATGAGCTGCGCGATGGAGCCGAGCGGGTCGCGGAAGAACTCTGCGACGCCGAGTGCTGCGTCAGCGAACCATCCGGCGATGCCGCCGCCGGCGAAGTGGGCGATGCCGCCGCCGGAGAATCCGGTGGGGGCCTTGCCGGGGCTGCCACCGGGGCGGCGCTTCGAGGCTGCGTAGTTCGCGGCAATGATGCGACTCGGGCCGATCTGCCGGACGAGCTCGGGGACGAGGATTGCCTCGCCCGGGGAGAGCATCGCCGGGATCGTGTCATGTCCGGGGCTGTAGCCGGGGACGATGCCGCCGCCGGCGTACTCGGCAATCCTGGGGACCGTCGGCAGGGTGAGTGAGAGGCCGATCTTCGATGCGACCGTTTCCACCATGGATTTCAGGCCGTTGGTGTAGACGGTGTCGATGATGAAGTTCACCGGCTTTGCCGCTACGCTCTTCACCTTGTTCCACACGGACTCGATGGCTGAGCGCATGCCGTCGAAGGTGGAGGAGACGCCGCTCGACATGGACGAGAACACGTTCGTGACGCTGTCGTAGACCCACTGGACGGCTGCGCTCGCCGTGGACTTGATGGACTCCCAGACTCCCGAGACAGTGGAGGAGATGCCATTCCAGATCGAGGAGACTACGCCAGCGACTGTCGTGAAGACTGTGCTGACGATGTTCCACACGGTGTTGATGTACCAGGTGACACCCGCGACGATGAGATTCCACGCGGCCGTCACTCCTGTGGAGATCGCCGTCCACACTCCCTCGAGGAATGAGACGATGCCACCGAACACCTCTGTGGCGATACCGGCAATCCACTGCCAGGTACTAGCGATCTGCTCGAACACTGGCTTGATGACGCTGTCATACGCCCAGGTGAACGCCTGGCAGATCGCATCCCACACGGGCTTGATGACGTTGTCATACGCCCACGTGAAGACCGCTACCCATGCCCGTATGTAGAGCTGGATCGGCGTCAGGACGAAGCCGACGATGATCGCGAACGCGGTCTTGAACACCGTGACGATGCCGTCCCAGACAGCCGTGATTGCGTCCCATGCCGTCTGCAGGGGCTGCACGACGTAGGTCGAGAAGAATCCCGAGACGCCGTCCCAGGTTCCTGTCCACCACGAGGAGATGGACTCCATGGCGGACGACCACGCCGAGCTGATCCAATCCACGAAGGAATAGAAGGCCTCCGTGATTGCCGCCCACGCCTTCCGACCTGTCTCCGTCTGCGTGAAGAAGTAGACGAGGCCTGCGACGAGTGCGGAGATCGCCGTGACGATCGCGCCGATCGGGTTCATGTTCATGACGAAGTTGAACGCGACCTGCGCGGCCTTCGCGAGGTTAGTTGCCTTGACGAACTGCAAGAGGCCGCCGGCCGCCTTCACGGCGTTCACGGCGCCCATGGCCGCGCTCATCCCCTTGAAGGCGGCAGTGCCAGCGACGACCGCCGTGACGAGCGGAGCGACGATGTCGGTGTTCTTCCCGACCCAGTCGAACACACTCTTGAGTGCCTCGGCGGTTCGCTGAATCACCGATGGGCCATCCCCGCCGAACGCGCTGACCATGTCCCACACGCTCTGAGCGAGCGGAGCGAACGCGGACGCGAGGTTCGTCGCTGCTTCCCAGCCGGACTTGAGCATTTCCCAGGCGGCCATGCCAGCATCACGAAGGTTGAACAGGAAATCAACGAGACCAGAATCCTCTTCGAGTCCGAAGATCGGCCCCGAGAAATTTCCGTTGGCGAGGACATCCCAGATTCCCTGGATCGATGGCACGCCCACGTCCTTGATCCACGCGAACCCAGCACCGAGCGTGTCCGACATCCAACTCATGAAGTCGGTCAGCTGCGGCTTCGCGAGGTCGATCATGTCCTTGAAGCCGCCGACAATCGTCGCCTGTAGATTCCCGGCCGCATTCTCGATGCGCGACACGTCCGACGCTGCTGCGACCGCGACGTCATCAAAGCCCAGCTGCAGGAGCGCCTGGTTGAACTCTTCCGCAGAGATTTGGCCTTCCGCCATGGCGTCGCGAAAGTTGCCTGTATAGGCGCCCATATCGGACAGAGCCTGCTGAATCTTGCCGGACGCGCCCGGAATGGCGTTGGCAATTTGGTTCCAGTCCTGGGTCTGGAGCTTCCCAGCACCGTTCACCTGGACGAGTGCCAGGCCCAGGCTCTTATACGTGTCAGCCGTACCGCCCGACACCGCGTTGAGGTTGCCAGCAGCCTCCGCAAGACGGTCGAAGCCATCGACCGAGTTCGCGGCGAGCTGGCTCGTGATGCCCTGAATGTCGGCAAGGTCGTAGACCGTGCGGTCGGCGTACTCCTGTGCGGACGCGCCGAGACGCTCGATCATCGAATCATCGACGCCAGCGAACCGCAGCGTATCGGCGAATTTATTCGTCGCGTCTGAGGCTGCGATGGCCTCGGACGCGAAACCGCCGATGCCGACAGCCGCACCCAGGAGCGCTAGAGGCCCTAGCGCCGAGGTCACGAGACCACCGAGCGACGTCACACCCGAGCCAACAAGACCGAGCGATGAATCGACCTCGCGGGCTTCACGCTCGACGTTGTCGGCCTCGCGCACCCAGCCCTTCAGCGACGTCGTGAAGCGCTCCCAGTTGGACGGGGCCTTCGAGATACGTTGGTCCAGAGCCTCGGTTGCCGCCTTCGCGCTGTCGGAGGCGGCCTTCTCCTTGCGCAGAGAGTCCGCGTGGTTAGCGGACGCCTGGTCGGCCTTCTTGTTCGCTGCCGCCGACGCTTCACGCGCCGAGGCCAGAGCCGACTCCGCCCGAGCAACCGCCGCCGAGTCAGCGGATGAGCTGGACCGTGCGGCAGCGAGAGCACGCTCGGCACGCTCCACCGCAGTCGCTGCAGTCTCTTCCTCTGCGCGCGCCTTCGCGAGCGCAGAGGAGGACTTCTCCACCTTTGCATGCGCTTCCTGCAGGGCTTCCCCGGCCTGCGCAGCCTCCTGACGAAGGCGGGCCGTTGACTTGCCCAGAGGATCGGCGATCGCGTTAACGAGGTCCTTGCCAGACTCGGAGACCTTCTCCTTGAATTTCTCCGCGTACTTCTTGCCCGCATCGCCAGCCACCTGCGGGAGCTGCGTGGCCGTCGCATTCTCGATGCTCTTAAAGAACCCCCGCATCGAGGGGACCACATCGACATAGACAGTGCCTGCCTGATACACGCCCGCCACGCAGACCTCCTACAGGTAGATATTCAGGTTTCTTGTGGACTCCACCCCGGCATGAGAGCCGCGAGCGCCTCGTGGGCGCTGCGGTCTCGGACGCTCGTGCGTGCGTCCTCGAGTGCGATCGCGGTGAGGCTCTCGGGTCGGGGGTAGGTTTCTTTTCCTCCAAAGGCAGAGACCAGCAGGTCAAAGATGTCCTGCAGGACTCTGACCTCGGGGGTTTGTGTTCGGAGCTGTGCCTCGGTGTCGTCGTCGTCCTGTGCTTCGGCGATCGCCATTGCGGTTTCGATTGCGACCTCTGGGTCGTTGAGAATCGCTGCGACGGTTCGGCTCGTCGAGGGCAGCTCGTCGATCAGAGTCAGGAGGAATCGGTATCGGCGGTCACGGAACAGGGCGTATGTGTCCCAGCCCTGCTCCGCGAGGTCCGCAACGATCTGCCTCTCGTACCGTGTCAGGCGGTCGTAGAGGCGCGCCCTTCCCCCAGGGACCCGAGCGAGGCCTCGTAGTGATTGGACGCCTGTCGCATGAGGAGCAGCATCTGGCGCAGCGTCAGATGCTTGGTGACGAATGCGGCGTCTTCCTCCGATAGCCACTTGTTGATAACCTCGGTGGCGCGCTTTCCGCCGCCAAGGTCGAGGAGGAGGTCTTCGCCGGCCTCGGGGCTCAGGCCCAGGGGGTCCGGGAAGGTCACGATGCGATTGTTGAGCCCGAAGGTGAACGGGGTGGCCTCTGCTGCGCCGTCGAGGTTGTTGAGGGCGGCTAGGGTCAGGGTGGGGGTGATCTTGTCTGCCATTGGTGTTCTCCTAGTTGGTATTTGTCAGTTGTCGCGGCGCTGGGTGCTGGCGGGCGGGGCAGGCAGCGTCGGTGCGTCCGCTTCCTGCTCGTCGGGCTGGGCTTCTGTCCATCCCTGTGTGCGCAGGGTGTTCGCGTCGGCTGCGTCGTCGGTGACTCGTGTGAGTACGAGGTCGTTTCCGTCGTCCGTCTTGATCGTCTTCGTGAAGGTCAGCTGGTCCATGGTTGTCCTATCGACTGTGTTCTCCTGGGGTTGGTAGCGGGCAGAGGCCGGAGGGAGAACGTCCCCGGCCCCCGCCCGCAGTATGTGTCAGACGCTGAAGCCCGTGATGTCACGGTGCTTGAGCATCGCCGAGCCGCCGTAGTAATTGCGGCATGCCGTTCCTGCGGTCTCGTCGGCGAATGCCTTGAATTCGAGGTCGCCGGTGATGGGGTCCGTCGCCTTCAGGGAGATCGCCGGCATTGAGATGAGCTTGGCGCGCGTGAAGCACCAGCCCATCAGCCACTCGTCGTCGGCAGGGCCGTCGGCGGCGACGAGCAGCAGACGCTTCTCCGGGATGGAGGGAAGAAGCGGATCATCGAAGACCACTTCTCCCGTGGTCGCGTTCGCCTTGACCTGCGAGAGGTCAATGCCGTGGGTCAGGCTCAGCATCTCCTTGCGGAACAGCTCGAAGATGTTGAGCTTGATCGTCTTGGTTGCCTTGGTCAGGTCAGAGCGCACAGGCTCTGCGTAGCCCAGGCCGTCGACGTCGTCCACGGACACGTCAGGCGTGATCTCCCCGCCGTCGGTCGTGAAGATGCCCAGCGGAGTCCAGTCCGCAGAAAGTACCTTCATCGCGCCGCTTGCGCCTGTCAGCGCGTCCGGGACAGCGGTCGTGAGCGGCGCAACGAACGCCAGGACGTTGAGAGCCTTCCTGACGTTCTTTGCCTTGTTGTGCTTCTTCTTCAGCGCTTCAATGGTCGTGGTGTCGGCCATATCGGTTTCCCTTCCAGATCAGATTGGTTAGTCGGTGGGACGTTGAATGACTTCCACGCTGAGGCCCACCACCTCAACGACGCCGTATGCGGCGCGCACCCCCAGGCGGGACGGCACAGACGCCTCATCCACCCACCCAGAAGCCCCCACCACAGGACGAACTGACAGAGCATCCACAACCTCATCCGCGAGTGCCTCCGCGCCGACGATGCCCGGCCCTGTGGGGGTCTTGGCGTACACGTCGACAACGACGGAGGTAATACGCTCGAAATCGAGGTCCTGGGATTGGGTCGCGTAGACATGCACGAGTGGCATCGGCCATGTGTCCGGGAGGCTGCCCTCCTGGATCACCCGTACTGTCTGCGCCCCCGTTGCTGAGGCGATCGCGTCTCGTAGTACCTGGACGGGGTCCGTGTACTTCATGACCGGCCTCCTCGTCGTGCGCGCTTGGACCCCGCGAGCTTGCCGAGCGTGTGATGCCCGGGGACGCGGCGCCCGTCTCTGGCGAAGTGCCCGAACTCAACAGGCACGGCGTGTGGGGCATCGTTGACGACGCGGCCGACAGCTCTGCGAGATGCTCCGTTTCGGCGTGTCTTCACAGTTGCCGTCACAGCCTCGACCCTGTACGCGTCGGTGAGTACGCGGTCCCGTTTCGGGGCCGCTGCTGCCGCCGCCGCACGCAGCGATTCGGCTTCACTGACCATTGCTTCACTGATCGACGCGGACTGTAGAAGCGCCTCGATCGCGGCCGAGCTGACCACGAACTTGACTGCCACGTGTCACCTCCGAGAGATCACGACAGCCGTGCCGCGCGGCCACGGCGAGGATGGCTCCTCGACCCTCCACGCCCCGCCGAGCGGGTGCTCGGCCGGGACACGGATGACATCCCCGACGTTCAGCGTTATTCCCCTCGGGAGATAGAGTGTCGCGGTCTCGTCGGCCCGCTCAGAGGCTGCCTGATCGAGCAAGCCCGGCACAGTGAACTGTCCCGGCGCGATCAGGCAGCCCCCGATGAGGCGCGGTTTGGATTCCTCGACGAGGTAGCCGTCCCCGTCACGATGGACGGTCCCTTCTACCTGAATCGGGGTTTTCCATTCCTCCATCACGTCAGGCCCCTCCCATCACCCAGACATGCCCGGCGCGTCGCGGGCGGTACGCATCCGCGAGCGCCTGGTCGTCTGGGGAGAGGATGGCTTGGCCGCCCACTGCCCATGTGGCGTACTGGCGGGTCTGCGTGAACGGCCCCGTCGTCTCGGTCATTTGGGTTACGCCTTGTGCGGCGGCGTCAGGGATGAGGAGGATACGTCGCGCACTGTCCGCGAGCTGAAGTCGTACCGCTGCGGGAACCTCGGTGAAGCCTGCCGTGTAGGTGACGACCACGAACTCACTTGCGGGCAATGCGACTTGGATGAAGCCATGCCTGACGGTGTAGGGGATCGCCTGTCCGTCGTCGGTCGTGACAGCCTCGACGGCGACGAGCGGCGCCCGCGTGGGGACGACGCGCCCACCCGCGTCGACCTTCAGCCGGTGCGTGTACGTCTCGACGGTGAACGTCTGGCGTGCGCGCGCCTTGAAGGCCTCGCCGAGCTTGTCAGCGATGAACGAGGACCGCGCCAACTCCGAGTCTGTGAGGGGGCGGCCAAGAGCGGCCTCAATGTCCTCGACAGTTACCAGCGGAACAGGCATCGTCCCCCCTACTTCTTGGACTTCTTCGAAGTCTCCTCAGCAGCGTCGCCCTCGTCGGCCGACACATCTTCACTGGAAGGCGAGGCCTCATCGGAGGTGACCTCCTCGAGGATGCCTGCCGTGATCATTGCCGTGGCGACCTCGTCCGCGAGCTCGAACTCGATCCCGTTTTCTCCCTTGACCTGCATCACGCCGCCTTGAAGACCTGGATCGCCTTCGGGCGCAGAACCGCGCCGCCGTAGACGTGCAGACCGCGAACACGGTCCGCGAAGGTCTGCTCGGCGCGCATCGACTCGGTCTTCTCGACCTGCGACACGTAGGCCACGGACGGCTTGTGGAAGGCAACGGCCATCGGCTTCGTGTTATCGAGCCAGGGGCTCGTGACCACGTCGAAGCCCAGGAGACGACCGATGGTCGCCTCGCGGAGGCCAGCGACCATGTTCGACTTGTCGAAGCTGGTGAGCTTCGAACCGTCAGAGAGGAGGAACTCCTCGAAGGCCGCGTTGATCAGGAGCACGCGGTCCATGGCGGGGACCTTCTCGGCCGAGAGCTTGCCGCGCAGCTTCAGGATCGCGGCGTATGCCGTCTCCCAGTTCGTCGGGTTCGCGATGCCCGTGACCGCCGTGCCCTTGGAGGTCAGCATCGCGGTCAGGAAGGTCTCCGCGTCTTCAACGAGCGCTGCCGCCGCCGACTTGGTGTACGCGTCGAGAGACTGGTTCGCCTGCGCGGCGTCGATGTCATCGACCAGGAAGTCGAAGCTCTTCTCCTGGTCAATGGTGATCTCGATGCCCGTGGACTCCACGGCATCGGGGACGGTCGTGCGCGGCACCTTAGTGCCGCCGGACGCAGTCACCGCGCCGGTCTTGTAGTCCTTCACCTTCACGTCGACGATGCCGGGGATGTGAATCTTCGATCCCGCGGTGAAGGCCTTCTCGTAGTCGCGGTTGGCCATACCGACGAGGACCGTGTCACGGCGGAAGTTCTCGAGGATGCTTGCCGACCACAGCTCCGGAATGAAATGCGTGAGAGTCATTGTGTGTCCTTTCTTGGCCCGCTTACGCGATGCCCATCATGTTGTTCAGTTGCCCGTCCTGACGGGCCTTGATGATCTCTGCGGGAGACATCTTCTTGAGGTCATCCCGGGTGAGCTGCCTGGCAGCCCTGATCTCGTCACCACGAACCCCCGCGTCCGTCGCGGGAGCACCCTTGGGCACCTGCGCGCCTCGCCAAGCGAGGAGGCGCTCAGCAGATGCCCTCAGCTCCTCCTCTGACGAGCCAGCCAGCAGGTCCGCGTCCACGCCAGTCGCAGCCGCGACCCTGGCGCGCAGCGCCTCTGCCTCCATCACCGCAGCTCGCGCCTCAGCCTTCGCTGCCGCTTCCTGCGCCTTCTGCAGCTCGGACTTGCCCTGCTCCTGAGCCTCGTCATAGAGGCGCGCCTTTTCGGCGTTCTCCTTCATCCGAGACTCATTCTTGCGAGAGAGCTCCTTCCACTTCCGCGCCTCGGCCTCCCAGTCAACCTGCTGGGCTGCATCCTCAGCGGCTGCGGGGGTTTCCTGCGCGGACGCAGCATCCCCTCCCGCCTCTGCGGACGCGCCGTCGACGAAGCGAAGGTATGGACGGTGCTTCAGGTGGTTCTTCATGGTGGTTCCTCCCATTCCGGGTAAATGAAAACCCCTCACCGTTACGGCTCCGGGGCGCTCACCTCACGCAACGCGCGAGGAAGTCTGGTATCCTTGTTCCTAGGGACGGGCATCCCCCCTGGACTAGTTGTGAAATAATCAACCGACAGAACGTCCGGGCAATGGGGCCCGTCCCTTTCATGCGAGTGGTATTTCTTCGAAACGATCCCCATCATCCGACATCACGAAGAGACGCCGTATCTGTCCGTCTTGGACTCGTTGGTTATACAGCGATAGCTGTTTTCGTAGCTTGCTGGATAGTTTGCGTTTCCCCAGGTCAATAACGAATACGTCTTTAACTACCCCGTGATTGTCGCGAGCGTTAATGACCGCATCCTGGATGTGTATCCTGATCGTTCTGTACTTTGTGCTCGTGCTCTTCAGCTCGCAGGCAATGCTGTTATTCGTTTCCCAGTAGAAATCGTTCGTTGATTTACGGGTTACTAAGTCCCGTCGAATCCATTTAGCCCGCTCGCCCCTCGCTTCGAAGCGTTCCAGGAAGTCGATCTCATGAGACTCAAGGATTTCCTGCCCGAACTTTCCATCCGGGGCCAACGCCGAAAGGTCTGACTTCAAACGCTGCTGGCGCGCCAAGCGCTGTGCAGGGCTCTCCGGAGGCTGCTGCTCTCCCGACGTTCCACGCTGTGCCTTCGGGGGCTTGGGAGGCTTAGGCGGCTCGGACTCCCCCGCCTTGGTTTTGGGCTTGGCCTTGGGCTGCGACCACGACAGCGTTGGCCCATACTCGCCGTGTTCACTGACCGTCAGGAGCTTCCGATAATCCGGCGTGCGCCCACCCCGGTCAGAGACACCGAGGCGGTCCGCCGTGATCTGGTGGACTTGTTCGAGCAAGTCCTCGTCAATCACCTGATTGACCGCCAGGCCCGGAGGAAGAGGCTGCACCCCACAGTCACACCCCGGGTGAATCGGCAGCAGGTCACCACGGTAATAGCGCTGCGTCGAGGCCACGACACACAGGGCACAGTTCTCTCGCCCCGTGAGGACACGCCGGTAGAACTGCCCCTCCTCTGGGTAGCCCCGCATCGACTGCCGAGACGCATGCACCTTCGCCAACTGCATGTCCCCACCGATCAACTGCGTGAGCCGCAGCCGCCCCTCAGCCGCAGCCTGCGGCAGAGGCTTGCCAGCCGCGAGCGCGGTGTACACGTCGACGGCTGGGCGACGGTAGACGACACGCGGGTCTACGCCGCGAGCACCGCGAATCTCGTCCTGGTCGATGGGTGGGAGGACGACCTTCCAGCCAAGTTCGCGGGCGCACTGGGCGAGGTATGCGCGGGTGAGGTCGGCTATGCGGAGCTGGCCTGCGGTCACTCTTGGGGTGATCGCTTGGATCATGTCCTCGACGGCGCTGGCCCTGTAATGCGGGAGCGAGTCCCAGTAGGCCTGCCCGAAGGCGGTGATCTGCTGTCGGATTGCGTGGACCTGGCTGTCATAGGCCTCAGTGAGGCTATTGAGCGAGTCCAGGTCCGTCATCGTTACTTCTCCTCGAGTGTCGCTGACTGTGTCTCTGGGAGTCGGAGCGCGACGGGGACGGCGCCCGTGAATCGGATTCCGTCGAGGCCGACGACCTCCGACGCTGATTCAGGAGCGACGCCGGCGCGGATCGCCGTGCCGAGGGCGTCAAACCTGAGTTTCAGGTCTGCCGGGTCTCTCCCCCCCCCGTACCCGGGGTTGCGGCCTCATCTGTCAGCTGCGGCTTGTCTTGGAGCGCGAACGCCAACGCGATCTGTTCCTCAGCCCTGCGTTGCTTGTCCTGTGCGATCTGCTCCGGCGAGTATCCGAGGATGTTGCGCTGGATGGTTTCGAGCGCCTCGCCGGCATTGCGTGCCTGGACGGCCGCAGCGTATTTCTCCGTGAGGGAGACAGCGTGCGGCGGGACGAACAGCACCTCCACGGTCTCGGCCTCGTCTAGCGTGTATCCCTCGACCGCGAGCGCCTTGACGATGAGGTACGCGAGCGCGGGCTTGAAGCGCTCGATCCTGTCACCCGCCTTGGAGAGGAGGGCCTTCTGCGGCTGTTCAGCTCCCGCTGCGCTTTGGTTTGCGGAGTCCGGGAGCATGATCGAGAGGGG